GGCGACCAACGGAGTGTGACGATGAATTGCAGTAAGCACACTCATCAAACAACCCTTGCCGACATCGTCCAACAACTCCAACAAGCGGGCGTCTGCGTCGTAGGTGAACTTGAGCTCGAGGGCATATGAGGCCAGAAAGGTCGCTGGAGCTTGTCCATAAGCAAGCTTTGCCTTGTACTTGAGCCAGAGAAGCACCGGGTCCCTAACAATTCCTCGGCTGGTAAGAACCCAACCGCAGAAGTCCGCCACTATGGGGTGATGCGTCTTGCTGACGGTCTTGATGTGCTTCGTGTACAACGAGAGACCGGCAGGATTTGGCAAGATGTGCTGATCAGTGGCCATGTCGTCACCACCAAACAGCCAAGCGCCTCGATGCAACGTCTTGGGGCCATAGAGCAAGGCCACGCAGGAAATGTTGTACAACGTGTTTCCGAGCCAAGTGCCACTCTCTCCGGTAGCCCGATGGGTTTGCACTGGTGTCACGCCCAGTTGGTCGCTCACAATGTGAGTCTTCCAATAGGCGTAAGCCTCTCGAACCTCCAGAGGACACCCGACCCACGCTAAGAGGCAGTTGTCCAACACGACGCTCTCACCCTGTTGAGTGGAGTCGAACGCCGTGTAGTCGTTGACAGTGCAAAGGTCCCCAGGACGCCAATGATCGCGCACCCATTCGTCGAATTGGCCAAGGGTCTTTCCGATATGCATGTACACATTGTCGGGCAGATGCGCTCGGACGCGGCGAGCGGCCAAGCGCCACCAAGCACCGAACATGGCGACGATTCGCTCGTTACCTTGCATCAAAGATTGACCGGCCTTGGGTTCCTCAAGGTCCTTGCACTCCATTTTTCCCTTGATCTGGGCCTTCACGAAGTGATGCACTAGATTGTCGGGAAAGTCCGGATCGGCTCTCTCCTCGAGAATCAACATCCGAGCTGCCGTGTTACCATCCGATCGAGCCGAGGCTTGCTCGTACAAGCAATCCAAATACTCGGAGATTTCCGGCGCCGGCAAAGACTCAGGCAGGCGCAATGCGTCCTTGAAAGCGGTCCAAAGCAAGAAACCCACGTGCTCTCGAGCTACGAAGTCCGCCTCAGTGCGGTCGAAGGAACTCGGGACCAGACGTTTGCGCCAAGTCGCCGCCTTAAGCACTGGGTCGTTAGCGCGATGACGCGGGAAAATGAACGCCGCAGGGTCCGTGTAGCGTGTGTCATCGTACAGCTTGCTAATGC